GGGCGATAGCGTTCGCATCTCTTTCAATTTGGAACAGCAGACCCTTGAACTTCTCAACGCTCCAGCGACCGTTGGAGTCAACGTCCAGGTCAAAGATACCTGAAGTTGCGGTGTTAGCAGCAGCACCTGGTTCAGCAACCTTATAGATGGTTCTGATGACTTCACGGTTGATTTCAGCGAGGATCTCAGTTGACAGGATGTTTGCCAACTCAGCTTCTGCATTCAGACCGTGGATTGCCTTGAGGTCCTGTGCCAGTTCCAGCGAGTACTCAGCCTTCAGAGCGCGTGACTTTGCAGTAACGGTGACTTTCTCAATAGAGAATGCCATCTCGTTGAATGCATTGCCGCTGCCGTCGCCAAGAGTCTCAGCGTCGCCAGTGTGCATACCCTGACCAACTGCGTACTCAGCTTGTGAGATTGACGAGTTGAGAAGACCAGGATTTGAACCGAGGTTGGTGGAGCTAGTAGTACCGAAACCAACTGACTCACCGTCAGATGCCTTAGCGGTGTAGAGACCTTGCTCCAGATCTGATCCGCTGTCCTGACCAGAGAACTGTGACTGTGCCTCATCAAAGAGTGCCTCAGTACCAGACTGGTTGGTGTAGCGTGAACGCATTGCGAAGATCAGTCCAGTAGGACCGTTCATTGGTTGAACGCCTGCGAGGTCATAAGCGACCAGGTTAGGCATTGAGCGACGGATCAGCGAGATCAGAACTGGGTCAAAACCTGCGTTAGGACCAGCAGCAAGACCTGCGCCGCCACCGTAACCACCAGATACACCAGCAGCGTTAGCAGCATTGGTGGGTGCTTCGGAGAGGAACGCACGCTCCTCGCTCATGAATTTTTCTTGGTTCTCCAGGAGAACTGCGGTTACCATTCTGCGGTGTGAATCTTTGATGGCATCAGCGCCTTCATAGTCCAACAGTGGTGCCCACTTCTCCTGCAGATGCTCAGCATTGAACATTTGCATTTGATTTTACCTCTTTAAAAGTGTTTGGGGTTTAGGGTATAATGTAAAACTTACTTTTTGGAAACTCTCTGAAGTGCAGAGAGATATCCCTGCATGTTTCCAGAAGTCTGGATGGAGGTTTCTTCTGAAATAAGTTCAGCAGAATCTCTTTGAGCACTGGTTACTCTAGTTGGGAAGTATGCTTCTCTCAAGGTTACCAGTTTCTCACGGTAGTCTTCTTCACTATCAAACTCAACACTTTCGGAAAGAGAAGCGAGTTTTTCTTTCTGAGTTACAGCAAGTCCCTCAGAAACTTCACCTAAGATTCCATCGGTAACAGACTCTGCCAGTCTCCTGTTAAGAGCAACATTTCTTTCGATTTGCTCGTTGAGTTTTTCTTCCATTTCATCAAGTTTATTTACCATGCTCTCAAGCACATCATATCTATCTTCAGGGATTGTTACATAATGTTCTTCAAAAAGACCCTTCATTCCTTGGAGGAATGATTCGGTCATTTCGGTCTTAAGACCTTCTTCAACTGCGAGTGCATTTTCTTGGATCCACTCATCAGCAACATACTCAAGATAGGAGTCAACTCTTTCGGTGATCTCGCTCTTGAATTCTTCTACTTGCTCTACGATTGCATTTTCGTAGGACTCTTGCAGTTCTTCTCTGATTGCTGCAACCTTAGCGTTGATAGCAGTTTCAAAGATGACTTTTGCTTTTTCTTGGAACTCTTCGGAGAGTTCTTCGCCTTGGAGAAGTGCTGCAACATCTTCTTCAATGTTCAGTTCAACAACTTCTTCCTCTTCGGTTTCTTCAGCAACAACTTCTTCTTCCGATTCGGAAATTGCTTCTTCAACCTTGCTGCGGAGAGCGTCCTCTTCGGTCACTTCTTCTTCGGCAACTAACTCTTGATCTTCTACCTCAACTTCCTCAGCCTTAACAGCCTTAGAATTGACGACATCTCTTACTTGCTTCAGTGAAGCACCAGGAGTCTTCAGTTTTGCTGAATCGTCGTCTGCTTTGTAATTTTCTGGGGTAGGACCGCCAAGATCTTCCCAGGATCCAGTTTGACCTGGTGCCATAACACCAGATGCATTACCCGAAGGCATTGGATCACCAGGTTTTGCGTTAGCGTTAACGGCTGTCTTGGATTGAGCAGTGCCTACTTCCATTTCTTGTAAATCTTTTCCACTGGACATTTGAACTCTCCGATTTTAACCTTTGTGTAGTTTTTAAAACTATATTTATTTATAAATTACAAACTTGATAGAAAATCATTAAACAGTTGAAGTTTGTGCTCGTCAAGAGCACGCTGATCAACTAATGTATTTATCCTCTTTTTAGTATGGGATGCAAATCTTTCACGAAGGATTCCACCTTCCCAAACCCATTCTTTTCCTTCCATAATCCCATCAACAAATGCATCTGGTGCAGAAGGATCAGCGACGATATCTGCAGCGGTTGCCAGCATGAAGTCTTCGCCAACAATATTAATACCTTCGTTGTTCATTTTGATTGAACCAACGCCACGAGAAGAAACACCAAGTTTTACTCCTTCATTGATCAGGGACTTGGCAATTTTGCCCATTGGAGTTTCAAGAAGTTTCGCCTTACCGTAAATGTTTGAACCTCTTTGCTCAAGTTTTACGATTTTATGTGATACACGATCAAGGTTGATTGTTGGTCCATCGGGGTGACCGAGTTCGCCAAGTGCTCTACCTTTATTAGTATATGCTTCGTTGTATCTATTAACCTCTCTACAGAGAGTTTCAATAGGATACATTCTGCCATTACGGTTCTTGATGTCACCTTGAAGGAAAGTTCCCTCAATGTACATGCTCTTTTTACCGTTCTTTTCTTCAACGATAAAATCTACGGTTTCTACTTCTTCTCTAATGAGTTTCATTTTTCTTTAATTTGTAAAACCTACTTTTGTACCTCTTACAGTTGAAGCACTAGCGAAAACACAATGTGATGGTTTTTTCTCTAAAAGTTCAACAGCATTTCCTGGTAACGTCATTGATCCGATACCAGTACCACTTTGAGTTTCTACAACTGTAACTACCGCAGCAGTTGAAGTTGTATTTACAAGACGAACAACAGTTGCACTAGTAAAACTAGTGGCAGTACCAGTATCCGTTGGTAAACCAATTTCGTCTGCTAACAATAAAGTTCTAACTGTCATTCCTCTTCTCCAGGTTGATCCTCATCTTCTTCAGAATCAATTTCATCTTCTCCGAAAAGACCAGCAGCAACATATGGTCTTGCTGCATCAATCTTTTCTGCCGATTTAGCATATAAAATCTCTTTGATTTTATCGCTAACGTCAGATGGAGAAGACTCACCAGAAATGATCATGTCCATTAAATCATCCATTTTTCAATCAAAATATTATAAACTATAATATATTTATATCTCTCCCCCTTTTACCTCTGTCGCTGCACCCTGTTTATCTAAGTTTGGTTCGTTTACTGGAGCACCTAAATCCATGCTTGCTGCACCAGGTTCAATTGGCAATCCAGTGTTTGGATCAATTGGTGCATTTGGATCAGGAAGAATTCCGTCTTTAATTTCTTTATCAATCTGCTTATCAATCTCAATGATCTCAGTTTCTGTTTGCTTGAGAACTTTGGTTCTGACATAATATGCAGAGAAGTATTTGCCCATGTATGGTTCCATGGCAGCAACTACTCCAAGTTGCTCAGTCAGAAGTTCATTCTTCTTGAGATCTGAGAAGTGGTTATCATACAAGAAGTCATATTGAATATGCTCTTCAAGTAAATCCCAATCTTCTGGAGTAATGATATTTTTGAGAATCAATTGGGTCTTCAACATGTCGTTGAAAATACCAGAGAATCTCTTACGCAGTCTTCCTACAAACTTAGTAAACTTAAGTTCATCTCTCAGAATTTCGGAAGAACGACCAAGGTTGAATCCACCAGCACTGTCAAGTCTGCTGGAAGGAACATTCAGTGATTTATAGAGTTTAGTTTGGAAGTACTCAATATCAGCAAGTTCGCCAAGATTTTGTCCACCAGGCAGAGTTGAGATTTCAGTTCCTCTGCCACCTTCTCTTCTTGGTAACCAGAAATCTTCAAGCATCGCCATGTATTTGCGATCATCACGAATCTCTCCAGTGTCGGCATTGTATACCAACTTATTACGATAACGATTCATCACATCGCGGAGATATTGTTCCGCTTTGATCTTGGGGAGATTACCAACATCAATATAGAAAATTCTACGCTCTGGGGCACGAGACAATCTGTAGATAACAAGAGAGTCCTCAATCATGCGAAGTTGATTGAGTGCCTTGATCGCTTTATGTAAATACGATAAAACAGTTTGTTTGTTTCTATCAACTAATCCAGAGGTTACATATGTAATTGCATCTTTTGCAATCTTTACTGAACCTTTACTGTGTCTACTTGGTATAATTCCGCTACTTTTTGATGCAGAGTTTGGATCATAGAGATAATATTCTTCAATTTCTGGTGCTGCATAACTTTCAGGATTCATTGGATCCTTGCCATTTCTTGCAACATCAAATGGTGACTGACTATTTGCTCCGTCTTTTTCTGCTTTACGGATCAGTCTAATTTTTAATGGATCAATTGGTCTAATTTCTTGAATACCTGCTGATGGGTCTTTTAGGTCAATTACCTTATGGTAAAAGATTCTTCCATCAATGTACCAATTTCTGAAAATCTCATGACACTTTCTATCAAAGTTCATCAGACTTTTAATGGTTTTAAATTCCTTTCTGATAATTTCCTTCAGTTTATCAGATGCAGGAAGATTTGATAATTCAATTTCTAGAGGCGAATCGTTTGAATCAGATACGATCGCTTCATTTACGATATCTTCAATTGCACTATCGCACTCTGGGTGCAGACACATTTCACGGTATCTACGTACCAGATCCTGTTCACTTTTATATACTCCCTCAATATCTACGTATTGACCGTAGAAACCACTAGAGAGATAAAAGTCTGATTTATCTTCCTCACTAGGAGGAACTGGGGAGACAATGCTCTTAGAAGCCTTGCCGTCCCCAGGATCTGGTAGTTTGAAACCAAATAATTTAGCCATTAATCAAAGTTTGAACTATTATCTACTATTTATGAACCTGTTCCCAACTGGGTTGAACCAGATGGATCAAGAGCATCCCACCACTGAACTTGCAGTTCTACAGTGAATTCTTCAATTTGGTCAGAAGTGTCATACGAAAGTGCAATGTCAGAAACATTGGTTGGGAATACACCATAGAATCTGTACTGCTTCAGTACAGGAACTTGAGCAGAAGATGCTGGAACAGTTCCATTAACTGGTGATCTGCCAAGTTGTCTTACGAATACATCCTTCTGGTATGCAGTTGGATCTGTGATTCCAGCATTGTCCTCATGCTTGTTGATTAGGTTCATCCATCTCTCAAATGCAGTTCTAATGGTGAAGTCTACATCGTTGATGATGGTGACGGTCCATGGATCAAATGTTCTGTCACCAGCAACTTTCAGGTTTCTTCCTCGGAAAGGAACATTAATAGATGAGATGTTTGATGCTGGCAGGTTTGCTGCTTTGACTAAGAATCTGCTTCTATCGGTCAGTGCATCTCTTGTGGTTGACTCGGGAATAGCATCATCGGGGAAGTATAATTCACACTCAAATAAATTAGGTCTCGCACCACCCCCAATCATTCTACCCTTGAATGCATCAAGGGTTCTATCCTTCGTGTTTGGAATGTTTAAGTTAGCCATTAATCGTTTCCTCTAGTGAATTAAACGTTACCAACGACTTCTTCAAAACTTACGCCCGTGCGGGTAGCAACGAAGGTAAGACCGATGAAGTTAATGGATCTTGCGGGTTTGACAAAGATGTCTGCTCTAAACTGGTTAGAGTCAATAACGTCAGGAGTGTTATTTGTTTCATCGCAGATTACGATGAAATCAGTGATTCCCCTCTTCGCCTTAACATCACGGAGATATGGTTCAACGATATTTACAAAGTTGGATCTTGTGATAACATCATTGAACTCAAAGAGTTGATCTCTTGCTGCTCTCTCAATTGAACCCTCAATGGTGAGGAACAGACGACGAACGTTAATTCTGTCAAATGCAGAGGCATATGCAAGACCAGTCTTATCACCGAAGAGAATGATTCCAGATCCAGGAGAAGCAATAACTGGGTTGATTCTCTTAGGATAGATCAGATCTCTTTGTGCTTGTGATGGGTTGTATGCGAGTTTGACTGCACCGTTGATTGCTCCTCTTGAAGAACCTGCGGGTGAGAACCAGGAATACTGATTGATTGAGGTTCTTGCCATCAGACCAGCAACGTCAGCGTTACATGGGATGTAACGGAACTGATTGTTGAATCTGTCATACATGTACTTGTAACCAGAGTCAAACACTGCATAGGATGAGGAGGTCAGTCCATCAAAGAATGCAATGATGTTATTGGTTTGTGTATCGGAGTTTGCTACGTTAACAACTCCTGCTCTGTGTGGGGAGATGCAAGCGATACAATCCTTTCTCAGGTTTGCAATTTCAATCAGTTTATTTGCTTTTGCTTGCGACTCATAGATGGAGTCTCCACCTGATGGTCCATTGATCAGGAAATTGATATCGTATTCTGCAGGGTTCTTAAGAACTTCATATGAAGAAACAATATCAGCAAGAGTTGCAGCAAAACCGCCACTTGCAGTATAGTTTTCGCCACCAACGAGGTTGTAAGTTTGTGTTCCTGCAACTGCGAACTTAGTTCCTTGTGCAGTACCACCCCAGTTGCCAGTTCCAGATGCAGTGAAGGCAGCACCAGATCCAGCGGTTAATCCACCAGCAACTCCAGCAGGAGCAGCACCAGCGTAGACGTACTCAGAGATTCTTGCCAGATAATCTTTGTAGTATACTGACTCAGTTGGTGAAGTTATTCCATCCGAAGACTTGGTGAGATAGGTGAACTTCTCTACAATGTTTCCTGCTGCTCCAGTTACTGCACCAGTATCATCAACGACAACAACGTGAATTTCGTCATTTGCAGCACTTCTTTCGGAAGCATACTGTGAGGTTCCTGGTTTCTCGGCAATACTCTTCCAGTATACGGTTGAGTTAGTTAATCCGAGAGTTTGCTCTCCATACCAGTCAGTTGCAGTTGCTGAGGTATAAGTTGCAATTCCAGTTCCCGAAGCATTAACAACGTAAAGTTGATTTGTATTAGCAGTAGTGCTAGTAGTTCTGCTGAACGTGAATACTGCACCGTCTCCTGCTGTACTGATACCAGTGATCGTTTTATCTACGAAGACTGTTCCGATTCCGATAGAAACAACGGTGGTTCCTGTGGATACGGTTGAGTTTCCTCCAGTTACTTCAACTGAATCTCCAAGTTGAATTCCAGTTGTAACAATACCACTGATTGAAACATCAAATGCAGCGTCAATTACACCAGCAGTTGTTGCAACACCAACGGTACTTGTTGAGGTAACTGATGCAGGAGCAGTGAACTCAAGAGAACCACCTTGGGTGTATTCTGCTGAGGTTGAAGTTCCTGCAGCGGAAACCTTATCGGTGACCTTTACATAAAGTTCCCCTTCACCAACACCAGTGACGATTGCTCTGAGGTAACCATCGTATGCAGAAGTTGAACCAGAACCAGCAACGACTCTTCCGTCAATTGACTGGGTGACACCCATACCAACGGTAACACCAGAGGTGCTGACTCCAGAGATGATTTGATCTGCAAAACCATCAATGGTGCAAACTTTTAAGTTATTTGCCCATCTTCCTGGGTTCTTGGCGGCGTATGACCAGGTAGTTGCAGTGCTGTGGTCATTTACGTAGTTTTCGTATGACTTGACCTTCAGGGTTACTGAGTCTGCACTTACGCCAGCATTTGCGTTATTGAGAGTTGAACCATCGGTTCTAAGAACTCTTAAGATTCCACCATATGAGAGATATGACGACGCACTTAACCAGTAGTCATACTGTGCGTCTGTGGAGATTGGCTTACCGAAAGTTCTGAGAAGATCTTGCTCCGTTTCAATCAAGATGGGAACATCAACAGGTCCCTTTTCAAAAGGACCGACAATAGCACCAACTTGCTCGTTAGCAGCATCCACTCTACCAATAGTCAAATCAACTTCTCTTACCTTGACGCCAGGCGATACTAAGTTAAGCGACATTTTTTTTCCTCGTAAGAAGATTCATTTTTTCTAAAACTATTTATTATTTGCTACTTTTACATTGGGGAAACAGTGCATGAACACACTACCAGTCAGGATAATGCCATTTTAGACTGTCTAGTTGGCATTCTTTTGTTAATTGGCGTTTATTGGTAATTCTTTTTTTAGTACATTCCTTGCACTCATATGAATATGATGATGGGTACATTCCTCTATTCTTTCTTGTCAAGTAGAATCCATCAATTAGGTCTTTTATTTCACCACAAGTCCTACATTTCCTTTCTTTGAACAGTAAGTGCTCTAGTCCAAACTGTTCTTCAAAATCCATTACATATACTCCCACATATATGAACGATCACCATATTCATCTGTATACCATCTATCTCCATCATTATCTACAAATGAACTGTCGTCTAATCCATCACTGATGAATCCAAACGGAGACATGTCTTGTTCAATTTGATTCTTCTGTTCCTCATATAATCTTTTTCTAACATCTTGGTCTGTCAGTTCTTTGAAGTAATCTTGTGCTACCAACCATGCATAAATGACCAGACACATTGCAAGGTCATCGTTACATCCTTCCTCTGCCTCAAATGAATTATGCTTTGAAACAAATGTAGTTAATTCTGAAATAATTTCATAGTCATTGAAGATAAGTTTGTCTTCCTCAATCATTGCCTTAAGGTTGAGTGATCCAACCTTCTTTACGGTCTTACTCATCTTGACGCCAAGTTGAGTTTTCTTTCCAGAGAATCCCTGTCCAACAATCTGACCTGCTCTACCCCTCATAGAGCACATCAACAGATTCTGATATTCCAAATCATACTGGAGAATACTTGCTACTTGATCTCCAATATCGTTTACTTCGCAGAGAATAAATGCATTATTGTAGTTCTTTGCCACTTCCCAAATTATATTCGGAAACAGCATCGGTTTGATTTCATTATTTCTATATTTTGCTACTACTTTATGTGGAAACTCTGTGATGTCCACTACAACAAATGCAGAATAGTCCTCACTGACTCCTCGTGCAACGTCTACTGTGACAACATAATCATGGTCATCTTCTACATCTAGATAAACGTCTAAACCAGCACTTTTAGTCTTGGGGTTATCATAGACTAAGTTTCGGAGTTTGCTTGGTGCAATGAGAGTATCAACAGATCCTAAGAATTCGCACTCAAACTCAATTTTGAACTGTTGATCAGACGTGTTTGCAATCGTTTGTTTTTTCCACTCTTCATCACGTCCTGGTACTTCGGACCAGTGAACGTCTGTTGGTACATATTCATTCTTTCCTTTCTCCGCATCATGCCACATGCGGTAGAAATGATTCATACCATGTGGCGTTGAGACTATGATGACTTTTGTGCTTTTACCAGAAGTAATAGTAGGATAAACAGATGCAAAGAAGGAGTCAGCGATGTGATTAGGGACGAACGCGAACTCATCGAGGAAGAGGATATTGAACGACATGCCTCGGACAGCACTCGCAGATGTAGAAGCTGCCAATATCTTACTGCCATTTTCTAACTCTATGTTTCCTTTGTTCCATGCTATAATACCTTGTTGCATCCATTTTGGCAAGTTTTCGTAAGCAGTTGCTAATCTTCCTAACAATTCTCTAGCAGTTGCTGCTTTGTTAGCAAGAATGCCAATGTTGACGCTATCATTAAAGATAAGATAATGTAATAGATAAGAAACCACAGTGGTAGACTTACCAGTCTGTCTTGGCATCTTGCAAATATTGAATCTATTTTTATGGAAATTGTTAATTAACTTCTCTTGGAAGTGATATGGACTGAATGGAACAAGACCTTCGTCCAGTGAAACAATCTTCACATAATTATTTGCAAAATACACAGGATCATCTTTACACTTAATGAATTCTAAAACTTGTTCCTGTGTAAACTCAATAGGCGTATTTGCCTTTTTTAGATTCGGATTGCCAAGGTATACATTATCACTCATGATTTAAATTTCTGATATCTGTAAAATAGTTTCTTGTGTTTTTAAGTACAGTTTGACGTATGCTTTAGCAATAGTCCTAAGAGTGTCTATAGATTCACATCCATCAATTTCTCTTGATAATTTTTCATATTCAAAAATCTTGCACAGTTTATCTAGAGAGATGCTGTCTGGGTTCATTTTGTACTCCTGCAAAAAGCAAAGGTTGGGTTGGATCCCTTAGGACTGGATTATAGTACAAGACCTTTGCTCCTGGGTAAACCTTTACGATTTCTCCCAAAACCTCAGATTTAGATGGCCTTCCAAACTTAGGGAAAAACATTTGAGTTGTAATTGACTTACCCCTCCAGTTTAAAAGTATACTATAAGTCTTTCCTCTTTCCTGTATCCTAAGATATGATTCTTTTACGTTAGCAGACTTTTTGGGAGTTGACGGAACAACTTTTCCTCCACCATGCTTCTTTACTAATTTTTTAAGTAGGTTGTCTGGACCACCATATTTTGATGCATCAACTGCTTCCGTTGCAACATTCTTTGCCTTACCCTTTCTATCTGGGTTTGGATCTTGACGATTCTTACGTTCAAATGCTCTTTGCTCTTCTTCATCATCAAGATTACGCTTCATTTTTGAAGAACCACACTTTGGTTTTGTGGTTTGTCCTGGTTGTTTTGCACAGGGTTTTCCTGCGTGTTTACCACCAAGTTGAACCCAACCAGGGGTGCCATCAGAAGCGCGACTCTTAGTAAACCAGTCACGCAAAGAACTATCACCACTCTTCGTTTCTTCGTTTGTAACATAATCTGCTGCCGTATCAATGTAATCTGCTGCTTTGGTAATCTTTGATTGTACCCATGCCTGAAGATTTCCTTCACCTTTTTTGCCCATCTTTTTTTGAAGACGTTTTACTGCATTGGTTACAGTCTTCAGTTCTGAACGAGCCATTGAATACTCATGATCTTTCTCTTTTGCTTCTCCAATACTCTTTTTCTTTCCTTGGCAATGAGCACGCTGAGAGAATCCTTTTGGATTATCACAGTTGATTGACTTTTTATACTTGTCTGACCACTTCTCTGTGATTGTTTTATTGTTCAGTAGATAATTCTTGCTTTTCTTTCTTGGTGTTTCAATAACTTCTGGACACTCTTTTGTGCCATGAACTGGACACTTCTCCCCTTCTTTGTTGTGAGAGCATGTAGTCGCTTCTATAACGTCTCTTTGCCAGTCCGTAAACTTTTTCATTCTTTGCTAAATCCTTGCTTTAGGAGTTTCTGTAGTTCTGCGGTTGATCCAACAAACAATGCATTATTAACAGTAGTTGGAGTATTCTTCTCTTCTTTATTTAGATCCTTCATCTTCTGCTGAAGATCAATTAACTTATCTGTTACGTCACCAACACTTTTGATCAATTGTCCAACAACTTCATAAGATCTTGGTTGTTGACCTTCTTCTGCTAGTTCAAGGATACCATTAATTGCCTCTTGCCCCTTTTCAATCAAAGAGTAAAGATTTCCTCTTGTGTATTCGTAGTCAGTAACCGAGTCACTTTTTTTCTGAATCTCTGCTAACTGCTTCTTAGTTTCTTTCACCACTTCATTAGCAGTGACCTCTACATCTAAGGATTGACTTATCTTTTCAAATTTTTCACTCATACATCTACTCCCTTAGTCGTACTATAAGATCTTCCATCACCAAAATCATAACGAGTTTCACTGAACCCAAAGTCGTCTCCAACTTCAATTAGTGCATCATCATCACTATTGACTGCATCAATTGCAGTTCCTTGGATGTGGGAATCACTAATTGATCCATCTTCAGCCCTTCTAACAGTTATCGTTTCATTGTCAATTTCCTTGATATACATTAATTCGTTTTGAATTGCGATGTAACTGTCTACTGCAAGACTTGAAGCATTTGTGACTTGGAACTTAGTCACAGTGCTATTGATGTCTTCTGCAAGAGTAGTTGCTGCATCATCATTATAATCTTTAATTGCTCTTGGTTCAGCAACGTATCTAAGTTCTCTCTTTGCAGTTGCTTTATCTGTACTGGTGTGGTAATCAATTTGTACCTTTTTGATGAGTCCTTCTGAACTATCGGCAATAGGACCAAACAGATATGTCTTTGCAGTAAAGTCTAAAGTATGAATAATGACCCTCTTTTCATCGTAACCAGACTCGTAATTATCATCAAAGGAAACAGAATCAAGAACCATTGGGATATCTCTCTTTTCTCCAATTGATTCTACTAAATCAACACTCACATTAAATGATGGTTGGAAAATTGGGAGAATCTGTTCTATAATTTGCAGTGCATCTTCATTATATTGTGACATGATTGAAAGTCTGAATCCCAAATTATATGGGACTGGCATAAAGACTTTCTTTGCAAGTTTTGTCCCATCTTTTGTAAAAGTTTTAAAAGTTTGCATTGTTGCAACCTTTCTAGTATTATCATATTGAATACTAGATAATTCAAATGCTAATCTGGGAAGAGTAATAGCAACTCTTTTTCTGATATCTGGTTTCTGCTCAAGTCTTGCCAGGAACTTTTCAATTGGTCCATATGCAATAGGAACTTTCATAGTAGAATAAGCAGACCCATCTTGCTTTTTATGGCGGATCTCAATCGTGTTGAAGAGAGTGCCAAAAGCAATGATTGTCTTTCTTATAATCTCGTGATAGTGATATGTTCCTAACATGATATTGTGTCAGTGTATACTAACTATTTAGAATTCGCCAAATGGGTTCTTTTCGGTGAAATCCAAAATTGCATCTGCTTCTGATTCTACTTCTATATTTTCTGCAAAAGTATCATATTCATCTTGAGTTGAAATGCTCTTGATGGTATAACTTGCATCAGAACCATTTTGAGTTGTTCCAATACCAACTAATACTTCACCAAGTGCAAAGTTACCAGAAACAGTGGTGACCTTGAGTATTGATACATCAGAATCCCATTCTGCAACGTATGCTGTTGTGCCAGTAGAGACTCCTCTGACTAACTCTTTGAAGAGATAATCTCCAGTTCCAATTCCACCAGTGTTTGGTGAAGAAATACTAATAGTAGGTGCAAGTGTATATCCTGCGCCAGCATTTGTGAATCTAATTGCGCTTACTTCACCGAGAGTATTGACCACTGCAGATGCAGATGCATTTATACCACCAGAAGGTGCAGTACTGATTGATACGACTGGAGTTGTACCATAACCACCACCACCATCGTTGATTGTGATTGCACCCAAGGAACCTTCATTGATAATTGCTGTTGCAGCTGCACCAGTTCCGAACGCATTTTGACTACGAATAGTAATTATTGGTGCTTCAGTGTAACCAAATCCAGGGTTTGTAATTTCAATTCTATCAATGGATGACCCAACCTGACCAGTTCTACTGGTCATGATCGCAACAGCAGTAGCATTGATGCCCGTAGATGGTGCAGTTGCGATTCCGATTAGTGGTGGAACCGTATAACCTGTTCCATCATTAATCAAATCAATTGCAGATACAGATTTTCCAGTCTGCAGCACACTCAATGTCTTTGCAAGTTGTACGTCTACAGATGCTGTTGACGCTTCAGCACCAACAAGGGTCAACTTCGTAATATAACCAAAATCAACTACAGATTCATCTACTTCTTCAATGCTTGTGTCAATATTATCATCAAGAGCATAATCCATTACCTCACAACTCAACTGATACACATATAGATTGTTTAGTTGATAAAATGGTTTTTTACCCTCAACATACTTGATCTCAAACATTGTATTGTCAAGTGGGAAATATATTAAATCTCCTTCTTGTGGTCTAGTTGATAATTGAATGTCTGATTGGTTTATAAGAAATGGCGAAATGAAATCTTCATATCTTTCTTTTGAAATAATGAAGGTAACAGCATCAGTCGTCTGTACACCAAATTTTGATAGAATATCTCCACTACCCTCAAAACCTTGGTAGTTGAGAAGATATGCCTCCATTCTGAATGAATCATCAAATGTTGATGCTACAACTTCTCTTAGAATGGTCTTCTTGTTGACCATTTTTCTGGGAAGATAAACTACATCTTGCCCATAAATTTTTAATTGCTCATTGATTAGGTCTTGTACTAATCTTTGTTCGCTTTGTGACCCTTGAAGGAAATATGAGTTGAGTGGCATAACTTCATCCTATCATGTCAAGAGGTGGCATTTCGTATGTATCTCTGAGTTCCTGTTCTAACTCTTCA